TACGGTTTGCTATATACTGCACATAATCAATAAACATGTCAGAGTTCAGCCCTAAGATACCATTTGGAAGAACATCTCTCGCATAAGCAAGCTCAAGCTCCATGGCTTTATCTATATGCTCTAGAGTTTCTTTTTCAAAAGCTTTAGTCCAAACCTTTGGGTTGTCTTCTCTTATTCTGTTTATGAGAGTAGTTCCAAATTTGATATGCAAACTTTCATCACGAAGCGTGTATTGAATTTGTTCTCCAACCCCCGGCAGCTTATTCTGTCTATTAAAGGAGAGCAGCATTGCAAAACCGGAAAAGAAAAAGATTCCTTCACATATGATGTAGTAGGTAATGATGTTTCTTAGAAACTCTCTCTTGCCTTCTAAAGTGTTGATATTAAAGTCTGGTCTATTAATATCCGTACATATGTTCATTAGGAACTCATCCTTAGACTTGATGCTAGGTATTGAGTTATATGCTTGGTAGACTTCATCAATTTTGAGACCGAGAGAGTCGCAGCAATAAACAACCGTCAAGTTGTGCAAACTTTCTTCGTAAGCCTGTCTAAGTATATATTGGCGACATTCAGGATCAGTTACATACTTAAAGATGCTAAGTAGTAGGTTGTTTGCTACTAGAGATTCTGAGCCAGCAAAGAATCCTAAAGATCTTTTTACCACTAACTTCTCGTCATTAGTTAGTAAATCAGAACGCCACTGTTCAATATCTTTAGCCATTGAAATTTCAGTAGGCATCCAGTTATTAGCCGCACCGTCAATGAATAAATCCCATGCCCATTTATTTGTGTGAGGAAGGATTTGATTAACTACTGCAACTTTGTCCGAAATAATTTCTTTAGTCTTTTTCATTACTGGCAACTTTCACAATCTGGATCATCTAGTGAGCAAGCTTTAACTTGACTTAAGTCTTCTTCAGGAACTTCTTCTTTTACTGTCTGAACTGTAGACTTCTCAAGTCTTGTTGCAGCTTTGCTTCTTAAGTAATACGTTGTTTTTAAACCCTGCTCCCAAGCGTGCATGTACATATCGTTGAGATACTTGAGGCTAGTGCCTTTATTGTACAGGTTAAGAGATTCGCCCATGTCGATCCACTTTTGTCTTTCAGCCGCTGCATCAAGCAAAATGGTTGGTTCAATATCAAATGCAGTCTTGAATTCTCTTTGCAGTTCTTCGTCTAAATTTATTGACATAACATCACCATCAGCCGCCTTAAGAGCTTCTACTAAATCTTTTCCCCATATACCCTTCTTCTTTGCAGCCTCTACAAAATGTTCGTTAATCATTGTAAACTCGCCGCTTAAAGTTGAGTATACAAAAAGGGTTGAATAGTCAGGCTCAATAGATTGAGAGCATCCCTGTATATAAGAAATTGTTGCAGTAGGAGCGATAGCCATGACATTTGAATTTCTCATTCCATATTCAGCTATATGCTCTCTAACTTTGCTCCAGTCCATTGTTTCAAAGTCAGAAGGTTTGTAATGATTATCTTTACCATTCTTTAAGTGTTCTGGATGTCTTTCATTCATCAATCGACAGTAAGTGTCGATAGGCAAGTTGCCATAGCTCCACTCAGAACCCTCGTAAGATTCGTAGTGTCCTCGTTCCTTCGCTAATTTAGAAGAGGTGAGAATAGCATGATAAGAGATGAATTCTTGTATTTTGCCACACAGAATAACAGCATCTTGAGAATTGTAAACAACCCCTAGCTTATGCAATAAGCCATGAGTACCCATAATACCTAGACCAACAGGACGGTTTCTGAGGTTAGACTTAGCCGCTTCTTTAGTTGGGTAAAAGTTAAGGTCGATGACATTATCCAAGCCTCTGATAGCTACCTCTACTGTTTTCTGTAGCTTCTTCCAGTCAATGGTGCGAACCTTAATGTGATTCTCAAGATTGATAGAGGCAAGGTTGCAGACAGCAGTCTCTCCTACCTCAACGACTTCACCATCTTCATAAGTTGTTGGTTTAGTGTGAAGAAGTATTTCCGTACACAAATTAGAAGAATGGACCACGCCTTCATGTTTATTGCTATAACGAATATTAGAAGGGTCTTTGAAAGTAATCCATGGATGTCCTGTCTCGTATAAAGACTTGAGCATCTTCTTCCACAAATCTTTGGCGTTTATAACACGGAAGTTTTTAATACCTCCCTCTTTTGCCATCTTTTTGTACTTGTTATAAACTCTCGTAAACTTTTTACCGTATGTTTCATGCAGGTCAGGGCATTCAGAAGGATCAAACAAATACCAATCTCTGCCCTTCTGAGCTGCCAACATGAACTCATCACAAATCCATAAGGCGGTATTCATGTCATGACAACGACGACGATCATCACCTGTGTTTTTTCTTAGGTCTAAAAAGTCTTCAACATCAAGATGCCATGCTTCTAAATAAGCACAGCCAGCACCCTTGCGCTTGCCGCCCTGATTCACGCCTACAAGCGTATCATTGAATATCTTTAACCAAGGAATTAATCCAGAAGACTGGCCATTTGTACCTTTGATATAAGAACCAGTAGAACGAACAGAACTCCAGTCTACCCCAAGACCTCCAGCATATTTTGATAGTCTGGCCTGACCATGAATCGTACCAAAGATACCATCAATAGAGTCATCGACTGTACTTAGATAACAAGAAGATAATTGTGAGTGACAAGTTCCGCTATTAAAAAGAGTCGGAGTAGATGGTGAATATCTAAACTCAGACATCATATTGTAAATTTCTATAGCTTTTTCTTCTTTGTTCTCTTCGTTCAAGCAAAGACCCATTGCGACACGCATATAGAAAGCTTGAGGAGTCTCCATCCTACGGCCTTCTTTATGAATGAAATAACGATCATATAAGGTCTGGATACCAAGATACTTAAAATTCTTGTCTCTCTCTAAGATCAGATTTTTACTAAGCAAATCGAGATCATAAGAAAGAATCTCTTCACTTAATCTATCTTCTTTTACAAGCGTCTTTATATTTTTTATAAAAGATGACCTATACTCTTCTTCAAAGTCACCGTTTACGCTTTTGCCAAAAACTTCTTTGTAAAGACTAGACAGCAATAGGTTTGTTGCAACGTAAGTATAATTTGGCTCTTGTTCTATTTTAGATCGAGCAGACATGATTAAAGCAGTGTCTATTTCAGATGTAGTTATCTTATTGTATAACTGTAAACTTGCATCTAATACTACTTCACTAACATTGACATCTGATAATCCTTCACAGGCTCTCTCAACACACTTGTTGATTTTATCAAGGTTAATTTGTTCCAGTCTTCCATTACGTTTCTTAACTTTGATGTCTGAAGTCATTTGTGATCCGAGAGATTTTTATATTAAAAAAAGTCCACTGAATGGACTGCTGAAAAAAAATAGAGCGACACCTGTTATACTAAGTGATTTGTTAGAGTAAAAGTAAACACGATAAAACTACTCACTTAGTGCAACATAGGCTTGTTGAGTATGTGTCGCTCTAGCTCTCTTTTGCAAGAAGCTCTTTATAACCCAACAAGTTATTATACACTTAGCGAGCCAATGCCTACTTTTCTTTTATCCAGACCTATAAGATTGTTTGAGTAAGACCTACTTGGGGTAAGCCGCATCTTTGGAATTATACTTCCTCAGACGCAATCGACGACTTTCTTTTAGGCGTTTTTTATCTTTTTTGCTTTTATTTCTTACTGTTTTTCCCATCTCTGTACTCTGGATGAACCCAAGTAATGGAATTATTGTAAGAATAAGCAATCATCTTACGAAAATTGTCACTCTTAGGCAATAGCCAAGCAGTTTGGTTTTCTGAAATTTTTAGTTTTTCCACCTTGTTTTTTTTGGCAAGGTTTAGGTTAATCTTCATTATTCGATTATCTCCAATCCGTGAATAGCGTGTCTCATATCTTTTTCTAATTTTATTTCTGTCTCGAAAGTTTTGGTTTCAATGTCAAAAACTAAAATTCTTGCAGGTGACGATCCGATGAATAATTTTCCCCCACCCATAGCCAAGCCTCGGTTCCAGTTGTTTGAAGCTATCTCATCTACTTGATACTTAACATCAGATGCTCTTGGTATACCAAAGTATTCAAAGTTCTTTCCATCGTAAGAAAGCCCCAGAGAGCTAAATGTAGTAAAGTTTATAGTGAAGAAATCATCATACCCATAGAAGTTGTGGACAAACCCATTTGCTAGTTGTCCAGAAGTTGTTTGAACCATTGGTATCTGACAGACTTCTTCAAAGGTGTTGAAGTCATATAAAGGAGTCAGTAACCCAGAGAATAAAAGCCTATCTTTTGTAGCGAAAATGGAATTGATATGATAAGAATCATTTTGAGATTTTGTTTCTGGATTTATCTCCGTCTTTCCGGTGAGAACTTTATGATTGTCTACATTCTCTCCCAAGATTTCCCAAAAGCCTTTTATATTAAAGTCAAGGTCTAGTTTAACTATGGCGTCGTAGGCTGTAGAGGTTGCCCAAATATGGCCATCAAAAAAAGCTATTTCATGTATACTCTTAAAGTATTCTCTATCCTGAAACGTTCTTTTTATTTCATAAGTGTTTTTATCTAGTTCAATAAAGCCAGCAGAATCAGCCACGAGAATGCGATCAGGAAGAACGCAAATGCCACGAAGACCTCTTTCTCCTCCACGCTCATTATCATTGACAAAATCTCTTTCATAAGGCGCATGATGTAGTATGTCTCCATTTTCTGTGTCTATAACATACAAGCCACCATGTATATCGCCCTGCTTAGCCGCTCTGACGACTGTAGTGCAAATAATCTTCACGATGAAACCTTGTTATAAATTGTTGGAATGGTTTAGATGTACCATTGAACTTAAAAAAGTCATAGTCTATTTTGTAGTCTTGTAGGTATCTTTCATTTATACCAAAATCGCCTGTTCCATAATCAAATGGTTTAGGGTCTGAAATTTTTTCAGCTATATTAGTTATTAATACGTTGTACTCTAAGCAAGCCATATAAGGAGGTATCAGAGAGCCAAATGCTCCAACATACAAATTGTCTTGCAGTTTCTTCTCAAAGCTTTCAAAAGAATTAATTTCTGTTTGCTCAAGTACAAACTTAGCTAATTTAGTTGTATGGATATGTCCATGAGAAGAAAAAGGTATTGCAAAGTTTGTAAACGGCTTTAAGTCAGAAGCGTTCCAGAACAAAAACTTATCAAATAGAAACTCTCCAGTTCTAGGCTTATCAATAAAATAATCCTTTGCAGAATAAGGATTCTGAATAATAGTATTGTTCCCAAGCCTAAGTGACAGGGCTGTAACAGGCTTCTCTCTAAATAGGTTAATTATCTCCCTGTAAGAAGGAGGGTTTGAGAAGAGTATGTCTTCATCAGACAAGAAGCATGTTAAATCTCTATCTTCGTTCAATATATTCAGGATGTCTAAGCTTATATTTTCTTCAGTTCTTTCGTGCCATCTGACTGGAAAATTGACATCTCTTTTTGTGTGATAAAATGTTTCCTCTTTTAATTTTTCATAACCTTGATTAAATACACCGTTTGATGCTTCATATATAACTTTTATGTCAAAAAGATTCGATGTGTTTCTTCTTATAGATTTGAGAAGAAGTTCTAATTGGCAAGCCTTGTCTTTTGAAAATATGATTGCATTTATCATAGTATGGAAAGAGTATCTTCTGGAATATAGTCTGAATTTAGTTGCGCTGCTTTATACCATTGAGCCATAGAATTGAGACCGCGATCTAAATCAACTCTTGGAGTCCAGCCAAGTTCTTCTTTTATTAGAGATGAGTCTAAACAAGATTTTTTTAGAACATCAATTTCGGATTCTTGCCATTCTATTGGAACTTTTATATTAAAAGCCTCTTTGACTTTAAGATGTAAATTTTTTATAGTTATTTCATTTCCGTCCGACACGTTATAGGTGTTTGGTTTGTCTGCAAACATGATTGCATGATATATAGAACTCAAAGCATCAGATAGGTACAGAAAGTCTCTAGAACACTCGCTGTCACCTTCTACTTTTAATGGGTAGTCATATTTTTCAGATGCTTTTAGATTGGTTATTACTGACTCAATAACTTTGCCTCTTTTAATATTAAAGCCTGATCCGGGACCATATACTTCTGGGAATATAAGGTTGACCCCTACAAACTCTGGAAATTGTGTGCTAAAAGCCATATTCATTTCCATTAGAGTCTTTGCAGTGTTACCATAATATCTCTTGGTCCAATGGGGAGCGCCTTCCCATAAGTCTTCCTCTTTATATGGAACTTTTGCAAACTCTGGATAACAAGAGGACTCCCAAGCTGTGATAAACTTTTTGCATCCAGAAATTCTAGCTTCTTCCATGACTTTGGATGTAACTAATATATTTTCATACATTAAAGCTGCTGGATATTCCATACAAAGCTCCTGAGTAGGAAGCCTTGTAGCTAAATGTATTACTATTTCAGGATCTGTAGAAAAAGCCCAGCCGAGAACAGAGTCCAAGCCCAAGTCTATACCGTCACTGTTCCCTGCTAATACCTGAACATCTGTAAAACCTTGATCTGCAAGATATTGACCAAGAGCCAAACCTATCCAACCTTGACCGCCAGTTATCAAAACTGTAGAGTTTTTATTCATTGAAATTTTCTAAAAATTCTATTACTTCTTCAGCATCCATATTGTTGGCACGTTTTTTAATGTTATGATCTTCATCCATTATGACAACGGTTGGATACTTTTCTATTTCAAACTCGTCTACTAAATGTCTATTTTGAGGTCTACTGCAAATGACATACGCAGGTTTTGAGTTATGAAATTGACTAACTGCTTGGCGAACCCTTTCATCAGTCCAAACATATTTTTTCATGTTTGCACAATGAGGACACCATTCAGCCATGAAAACTACTACTTGATGATTCTCTTTCATTTTTTTAACCTAAAAAACTTAAAGTACCTCTTACATCCATAGTGCTAGCTGCTTTTTTAGGAATCCCTTCTTTGTCTACAATGTATATTGTAGGAACTGCCTGAACTCTATAGGCAATAGCCATTTCTCTATGTTCTGGATCATCTATATCTAGAAAAGTAACAGAATCGAAATCTTCCAAGCTTTGCTTTACACTAGGATCATTCCAAACCATAGACTTCATCATCCTACAAGGACCGCACCATTTAGCAGAAAAAATTAATAGATGTCTTTCTTCATTAGTCATATTATAACCCCAAAAAAAATAGCAGCTCGCCTATAGTATTATAGACGAACTGCTAAATGTTTGCATACAGTTCTATGCAGATTCTGTTTCAGATGTAACCCGTAGAGAGTCACCAAGAATCCAAGCCACAGCTAATGCTACAATTCGGTTAGTTGTTTCTGGGTCTAATCCAAGTGTTTCCTGAGCGGCTACTACAACCACACCACCAATAGCAGTCCAGAAACGACGACTTTTGAATAAGGCTTTGACCTTTTCCATAGTTCTTTTCCTTAATATAAAAAATTAAAAGAAGCCTTTAATCTTCTCTAAAATGCCTGCTCCGCCACCAAAGCTAAACCCGCCTTTGAAAATGACTAAGTAGGCTACTATCGCAGCTGCTATGATTAAAAACAGCCACTTCCTTTTGGCTGCAACAGCATAGATTTTTTCTTTTACAGCATTGATTTTTTCAAGTCTGTAGTCTCTTTTACTTTCTTTCTTTTCTTCTCTATCGTCTTTTTTGTCAGACTTAATCTGATGTTTTTGACGACGCTTTTCTAAGATAGATTGTAGTCTATTATTATTTGCCATGTTACCACATTTTACAAGACCAATATCTTGCCTTCCATTTAGGGCCGGGGTTATCGCAATTATGTCTTGCCCTAAAACTCTTGCGTCTTTCAGGATCACTCTTCTTAATTTTCATGTTGGGATCGCCAAAGTTGACTTTAACAACATTGCCTTTTTCATTCTTTACATAAACAGAACGTTTCTTTGGTCCATCTGGAGTTAGGAAAGGTTTATTAAGAGTAACCTTTCTTCCTTGATACTCAGCGGCTTCAGCTTTTTCTGCTACACCTCTGTACACTAGCATTACTCCATCTTTTTTATAAGTGCCTCTTCTTGAATATATAAATATTTCTCCCGTTCTTGGGTTTTCATATTTATAGTCTGCTTCAGCTTGTTCTGCTGTTGTTTTTTCGCAAGAGCCGGGTTCTCCTTTTTTTGTATTGGGAACTCTTTGATAACCTTCCCAACAGGCTCCCGTCTTTGGATCACTCATAGTAGGATCATTATTAGCTTTACTTGATCCAATTTTTCTGCAAGATCCGGGTTCACCTTTTTTAGTGTTAGGTACTCTTTCATACCCTTCCCAGCACGCACCAGTCTTGGCATCACTAGTGGTAGCGTCTTGTGCATATTGTTTTAAAGCGTCTATATATTTTTTCATTTCTTTTTACCCCATCCCTCAAGGATGAATCTTAGGGAATTTCTACCTAGTATATTAGTTATTGTTGTGTTTGAATATTTATCCTCATTTATACCGCTTCTGAAAGATGATAGATACCTAGTGAATCTTGGGAGTTCTGAAATATCCGTTATCTCATCTGGAGGATCGGTAAATCCGTCAAAGTCAGTTCCTATAGCTAGAACTTGGTCTCCTGCTATATTAATTATATGATCTATTGTTCTTTCCAAATGCTTGAGTCCAAGACCAGAATCTATAGGACTCAACCAATAGTTCATAAATATGATTCCCATTAGACAGTTGTGATCTGCCAGCCATTTTATTTCCCAGTCTTCCAAGTTCAATGGGTCTGGATTAACAGAAAAAGCCCCAATGTGACTTGCGATTACTTTTGATGAATCATTTCCTACTATATCATACACCTCAGAACGAGCTTTAGGCGTGCAATGGGTGATGTCTATTATCATACCCATATCTTTCATGGCTTCCACCACTTTTTTACCGATAG